GACATCATTGTCTAAAATTAAAATATTTAGAAAATAAAATATATTTGTATAGTATATTATGATATATAATTGTGTTCGCTGTGGTTATGAAACAAAACACAAAGGACATTTTAAAAATCATCTAAACCGAAAAAATATTTGTATACCATTACTGGAAGATATTAGTATAAATGAGATTATAAATTATTATAATTTATATTTAGACAAAATGAATCCATTAGAATCCAAAATGAATCCAAATGAATCCAAAATTAATCTAAAAGAATCCAAAAATGAATTAGACAAACTGAAATGTGAGTATTGTTGTAAGTTTTATTCTACTAATAGTAATCTGAATAAACATTTAAAAATATGTAAAATTAAAAAAAAAACAAATGAGCAAAATAAACTTATACTTTTGAAAAAGGATAAAGAGGAATTAATTGAAACAGTTGAAAAACTATTAATAGAGTGTAGTAATATGAAGGAAATTATTAAAACAAACAATACATGTAGTAATAATTACTCAAATAATACAAATAGTAATAATACTAATAATACTATTATTATAAATAATTATGGTGATGAAGATACTAAGTATATTACAAAGGAATATATATTAAATCTAATAGCAAATAAACCTTTTAAGGCAATACCTGAAATGATAAAACATACACATTTTAATAAAGAACATCCAGAAAATCAAAATATTAAGATTACAAATAAAAAAGAACCATATGTAAAAATAATGAAAGATAATAAGTGGGAATATCATGATCGTAAAAATACCATAACGGATCTAATAGATAAACAACATATAAAAATAAATGATAAATCTGTAGAAAAAAAAATAGAAAAACATTGTAACACAACACAAAAAAATAATATAACACGTTGTAATGACTTATATATAAATGAAAATGAAGATTATATAAAACGATTATATAATGAAAGTGAACTAGTTATTATTAATAATAGTTAATAAAACTTTTTCCTAAAAAGTTTATTTATTTTTGATAAAACTTTTTCCTAAAAAGTTTGTTTACATGTACCAATTTCTATAACAATCTTCATTATCTTTTTCTTTAGTTTCCTTAATAAAAGTATCAATTATTTCTTTTGTAATTATTTTTTTTTCTAATAAGTCTTTGTCTAAATCAAATGTGTATTTAATACTTTCATCATTTTTTGTGAGATTTAATAAATTAAATTTAGAGAAAATATTATACAAATGTTTTTTTAAAGTACGAACACCACCCTCATCATTTGTATATGTTTCAATAATATATTTAATATTATCTTCTTCAATTGTATATGAATCTTTATCTATACATAATTGTGCATATATTTCATTTAATAAATAATTTTTAGCAATATGTATTTTATCTTCTAATTTAAAAGGATCTGTTTTGATGGTAATAAGACGATCTAGTAATATAGGATTAATTTTATTAATGTCATTATATGAAAATATAAATAATGATTTGGAAATATCAAATTCAATACCATTAAAATATTTATCAGTATATTGATTATTTTGAGAAGCATCAGTTAAATGAATTAAACTATTAATAATTTCTTCACCTTTTGGTGTTTCACTAACTTTATCTAACTCATCAAAATAAAATACTGGATTCATACATTTACATTCAATAAGAACATCTACTATTTTACCCCACATTGAACCTTCATAAGTATAATTATGACCTTCTAAAAATGAAGAGTCACTACATCCACCTAATGTAATAAATGCAAAAGGTCTACCAATAGCTTTTGCTATACCATTTTTAACTAAAGTAGTTTTACCATTACCCATAACTCCTTGAATACCAATACAATTACCAATACTATTAGGATTAGTAATCCATTGTGCAATAATTTGAATAACTTGTTCCTTGGTTTTTGTATGACCATATACAGCGGTATCTAATGTTTTCTTAACATCAATAAGATAATTACCAATATCATCAGTATTACTAGTATTAACATCAATTGGTAGTTTTTTGTATTTCTTGAATGGTACTTTTAATAAACTATTAACCCAATTACTATATTTAGTAGTTTCACTACCACCTAATAATTTATTGGAAAAAATATCTTCAATTTTGTTAATAATCATAGATTTGTTATGTAGTGGTAAATTAGATTGTAATACTTTAAAACGTAATGGTGTTTTAATATTATTAATACTTGATATTTTGTTTTCTATTTTATCAATTTTTTCTTTTTTTGCTTCTTCAAGTGAATCATAATATGCTTGTTCATCTCTATCATATTTAATAGTAGATCCCTTTTTATTATTTTTAATTCTATCAAAAATACTACGAAGTGATGATTTATTATCTTTCTCACTATTTAATTCTTTTTCAAATTTATCAATAGCATTATTAATAATTTCTAAGGGATTATCACCTGGTTGAGCAGTAGCAGTAATAATNATTTCATCATTTGATACTTTATCTATATCATATTTTTTATATAATTCTTCAAAACTAGATACTGTGCGTGGTTGTGGTGGTGTATTAATAAGTGAGGGTCTATACAATGGATCATTAAAACCGCGTTCATAACCTTGTTGATGACGTGGTGTAAATCTATTATGTTCTGCATAACGTTGATTATAATAATTATCTAGATGTGATTGAAATCGTGACGTATGTGGTGTACTAGGTCTAGCATAAGAACTTGGTGGTGTATATCGATGTGGTGGTATATGTCTTGAAAAAGGACGTGAAGTATTAGGTGGCATGTGTCGTGATGGTGAAGTATATCGTTCGGATAATTGTGAATTATATCTGTCGGTAAAAGACTGTGGAGGAACATATGATCCATTTTTTTTATTAATTCTATCAAGAAGTTTTTTATGTAATGTATCATATCGATTTTCATTATTTTTTTCATCGTCATTTTTGCATAAATCTAAATTAAGTTTAGGAATATTAATTTTTGATTTATTAATATTTGAATTTTCCATATTTTTAATTTTATCTTCCATTTTATTACAATCATCTGTAATCTTATTTTTTTCTTTAATAAAATCATTTATATGACTTCTTATTTTACCTATTTTTTCAGTATATGTAGAGTTAATTTTTTCTTCTGTTTCAACAAGCATATTATAATTAGATTCTATTTTTTCACGTATTGTTTTCAAATTATCGTGTAATTTGTCTTTAGAATTATTTATATTGTCTTTTCTAACATTATTTTCTAAAATACTCTTAATAATACTTGCACTATTTTTTTCGGTACTTTTTTCATTAGTACTTTTAGAATTATTTACATCATCATCCTTAACATCATCTTTAACATTATCATTAACATTATCATTAACACCATCATTAACATCATCATTAACATCATTAACATCATCATTAACATCATCCTTAACATCATTCTTAACATCATCCTTATTAGTATTATCTACTAGGGATGAATAATTATTTAAATGATTTTTAAGTTTATTATTGGAATCATTAATAAGAGCACTAATCTTATTATCATTAGAATGATTTGACTCAGGATCAATAGATTTTTTATCAATATTTGTGTCGGTTTTACATGTTAGTTTATTATAATTATCAAGTATTTTTTTCATATCCTTATCATTCATATTGTTTAATAAACCTGATTTATTTAAAAAATCTATTATTGTATTTATTTCATCGTCTGTCATATTAATAAATATATAGTAATATTTTTTATTTAAATAAATATTATTATATATAAATAAATTTTATAATTATATGATATAGAGTTTATTAATAAATCACTTAAAAGTATATTTGTAAATATTTAAATAATGAAAACAAAAATAATTTCAGAAATAGGTATAAATCACAATGGAGATTTAGATTTATGTAAAAAAATGATAATGGCATCAAAAGTAGCTGGATGTAATTATGTTAAAATTCAAAAAAGAAATCCAAATGTATGTGTTCCTGAAAATCAAAAAAATAAAGTAAAATCAACACCATGGGGAGAAATGACTTATTTGGAATATAAGCATAAAATAGAATTTAATGAAGAACAAATAAAAGATTTATTTGAATATTGTAAACAAATAGATATTGAATTATTTGCTAGTGTATGGGATATTGATTCAGCAAAATTAATGAGAAAATATACAGATATTGTTAAAATAGGTAGTGCTTGTATAACAGATTTAGAATTATGTAAATTTGTTAGAGAAACATTTAATTTTGTTATAATATCAACTGGAATGAGTACAGAAAAAGAAATAGAACAATGTTTAGAAGTATGTGATGCAAATGTAATTATGCATACAAATTCAACATATCCTTGTCCTGAAAAAGATTTAAATTTAAGATATATAGAATGGTTAAAAAATAAATATCCAAATAAAGAAATAGGATATAGTGGTCATGAATATAGATTATCTACAACAGTTGTAACAATAGCACTGGGTGCTACTTGGATTGAAAGACATTTTACATTAAATAGAAATATGTGGGGTAGTGATCAGAAATCATCTGTTGAATTAGTAGGAATGCTTCATTTAATAGAACAAATTAAAGAAGTAGAAAAAGCAACACAATATGAACCACAAGAAAGAATATTATTTGAAAAAGAAAATGAAAAAAAAATGAGTTTAAGGAAATAAATTAACATTTATTCCAATCTTCGATATTATCTATATCTATATTATTATTTTTATTCATTATATAAGGATAAATATTATTTCCACTTATAGTATTATTATTTAATAAATCAGTGTTAAAAATATCAATATAACCATTATGAATATAATTAGTAGGGAAAATTTGTCTGGGTTGATTATAAGATTCAATAATATTATTAAAATTATAAAAATAAGGTATTAAAAGATTATTTTCTATAAAATACATTTTATAAGGATTTTTAGAAATTTCATATACACTTCTAAGACTATCATATTTATTTCTATTATTAATAAATATATTAATAGAATTATTAATATCTTCTACTTTTCTTTTAGGTTGGGTAGGTCTTAAATGTAAAATAAAATCAGGATAATAATCTTCATTTTTTTTTAAATAATTAATACAATGTTGAAAACATTCAAAATCTGTTGATAAATCATCCGAAATATTTTTTGGTCTTAAAAAAGGAACTTCAGCACCATAATCTGTGGCAATTTTAGCATATTTATCTGAATCTGTAGAAACAATTATTCTCATTTTATATTTACTATTTTTTGCTTGTATAATAGAATGTGCCAATAATGGTATATTATCTAATAATTTAATATTTTTATCAGGTAATCCTTTTGAACCACTTCTAGCTGGTATAATACATAATATTTTCATAACTATAATATATAAGTATTTAAATATTTAAGTATAAAAATATATATATATATATATATGTTTTCTGAAGAAAATATTAATAATTATTATAAAATAAATATGGATATTTTACATAAAGAATTTGAAGAAATAGAAAATAATATTGAAGGAAGAATATGTCATAGTTCAATAATATTATTAAAAATTTTAACAAATATTGTAAAAATAGAAAATTATTTAGAAATAGGTGTTCATAATGGTGGTAGTATGAGTTTATTAATATCAAATAATAATAGTAAAAATTTATATGGTATAGATTTATTTGAAGATATGTATAATATTACTAAACATTATAATGAAGATAAATATAATAAATATCAATATTTTAAAAAAGATAATTTAAATAAAATTAAAACATATAATAATTTAGAAAAAATAAAAAAAATATATAAAAATAATTGCAATATAACATTAATAAAAGGTAATAGTTATTATGATAATACAGAAAATAATTATGAAAATGTTTCAATAAATTTAATTGATTTATTGTTTATTGATGGAGATCATACATTAGACGGTGTTAAAAATGATTTTGAAAGATATAGTAAATATGTAAAAAAAAATGGTTTTATTATATTTGATGACTATCATCATAATGATATAAAAAATTATTGTGATAATTTATTAACTAATAATAAAAATTTTAAAGTAATATGTAAATTTAAATCAATTAAATCGGATGCTATAGATTTATTAATTATGAAATTATAGATATATAAAAATATAAAATTATAAATAAATATATATATTTATGAAAATAATAGAATATAATAGTATAAAATTACTCATACCAGATAGATATTATCATAGTAATTTAATAAACCGTTTTGAAAAAGGTATTTATGAAAAGGATGAAGAAAATATAATAAATAAATATTATAATAAAAAGGATAATGTATTAGAAATAGGGACATGTTTAGGTTATTTGTGTGGTTTATTGTGTAAAAAAACAAATACTGTTATATCAATAGAAGCAAATCCTGAATTAAAGGATAGTTTAAATTTATATAAAGAAAATAATGAATTTACTAATTTAATTATTTATAATAATTATATATCAAATAATAAAAAATTTGTAAATTTTCAAACATATGATAATATAGTAGCGGGTTCTGGCGATAGAGAAGATTTAAATATAAATAATGTAAGAGGATGGGGTGATACATTAAAAATGTATGAATTAGAAACATTAGATTTATATAATATAAAAAATATATATAATGTTAATGCTTTAGTATTAGATATAGAAGGAGGTGAATTATGTTTTTTTGAGGAATATAAAAACTTTATAGAACATTTTATAAAAAAAATAACAGTTGAGTTACATGGTCATTTAATGAAAGATAATTTAAATTTTAATAATAAATGTTTAAATATTTTAAAAAGTTTAAATTTTAAAATAATAACCCAAAATGGTAATACATATTATTTAGAAAAAATTAATTAATATATATATTCAAAATTAAAATTATTTATTCATATTTCAACTGATGAAGTATATGGAGAAAGTAATTTAGATACAAAATTAAAAAAAAATGAAACAACTTTATTAAATCCTACTAATCCATATGCGGCTACAAAGGCATCTTGTGAAATGATAGTAAATTCATTTATATATTCTTATAAATTACCAATAATAATAGTACGTTGTAATAATATTTTTGGTAAAAATCAATATATAGAAAAAGTTATTCCGAAATTTATTAATCAGTTAAAAAATAATAATAAAATAACTATTGAAGGCAATGAAACACAGAAAAGAACATTTTTACATGTAGAAGATTTTTGTGAAGCATTAATATTAATATCAAATAAGGGAAAAATAGGTGAAATATATAATATAGGTAATAATGATAATGAATTAACAATAAAAAATCTTGCTATTTATATAATAAAAAAAATCAAAAAAACAGATAATTATGAACAATATATTATAAACATACAAGATCGTATTTATAATGATACAAGATATTATATAGATTATAATAAATTAAAATTACTTGGTTGGACACCAAAAAAAGATTTGTTTGATTCATTGAATGTTATTATTGATTATGAAATATCTCAAAAATAATATTGTGTTATAGCTTTTCTTATACCCTCTTCTATTATTTTTCCTCTATGAATATAAGTAGTATCAACTAATATTATTGTTCCTTTTTTACCATATATTTCATATTTTTTACATTCTTGATTTTTTTCTAATAATTCCTCTATTGTTTCATCATAATATCGTGTATTATAGTTTTCTGTTCTTGGTTTTGGATAACCAATATGATTTTTTGATGAATTTGTTATAAATGTAAAACAACCATTTTTTTCATTTACATCACTTAAATACATTATTGTTTTAAATTGACAATCATGATTATCTCTATGATAACCTGCACCACTATTTCTAATTTCATTTGAATTATATTCTAATTTATTTATTAATGTTTTTTTATTAAAATTTCGTTGAGTATATATTTGAACTATATTATCAAATAATTCATTATTAGAAAAATTTTTTTTTATATATTCTGAATATTTTTCAGAATGAAATATTCGTTCATCTTTTGAACAATCTTCTTTATCTAAAATTTCTATTTTACTTTTAAAATTATTAAAAATATTATCATATTCTTTTTCTAAATTTTCTATTATTTCATTATCAAAATAATTTTCTAAAATACATATTCCATATTCTTTTAATAATAAAACTATCATCTCTTTTTTTGGTTTAATAAATTTACAATCTAATAAAGGTAGTTCATATTGATTATCTAATAAACATAAAGTACAATCAATTACATTTTTTTTATGTAGTTTCTGTAATATATCTATCTCAATATTTATATTATGACAATCAGATGATAATTGTTTTACACATTCTTTATGATAAAATGTTTTTTCATTTATATTTATTTTATCTATATTTATACTATAACCTATTAAGTAACTAAATATATTATTTTGTATATTTTCTGCTATTATACCATATCCTACTCGTAATTGTTTTATAATATTTATATTTATATTTAGTTCTTTTAATATATATCTCATTAAATTTGTTCCATTATTGTGTATATATTTTATTTTGTTACTATTTTTAAATTTATCAAAAAAATCTTCAAGATGTTTTTTTTTAACTAAGTGACTATATTTTTCAATAAATGTATTTCTATTTTCATTTATTATATTATAATATCCATGTACATTCATTATTTGATATAAAGGTTCTTTAGTTCCATTATTATTATTATTTATTGCCATATTAAATCGAATTAATTTTTCGAAATTGTCTATAATATTATTTAATTCTAATTTATATGGTTTACTACCAATTAAAATCATATTTATATATTTATATATATATATATATTAATTCTTTTTGTATATATATTATGATTTATATAAAAAATTCTTTTAAATCTTCAATATTTAATATTACATTATTTTCAATATCTTCATCAGATAAAATATAATAATTATCAAAATTATGTTCTAATTCTTTTTTATTTATATCATTTATCATTTTACAATCACTGCTACTTTGATCCCAAAACATATTATTATTCATAAGATGCTCCTTACTGAAACAACCAAATGAGAAACATATATGGTCTAAATTTTTATAACTTTCTTCATAATATATATTTTTTTCATATTTTTCATCAAATTCTTTACATATTTCACATTTTCCTACATGCGGTGCTTCACCATTCATAAAAATTCTATGACAATAATTATGTGATTCTTCTTTACATAAATTTTTTTTATTTCCTTTTTTTCTAAAAAAATAATGATTTGATATAAAATTAAATTTATTATTTAAATTAAAAATATTATAGGGTATAAATTCTAAATTATGAAAATTTATTTCTTTTTTTTCTATTTCTAATTCAGGATTTTTTACATAATGAAAATCATCACAATCTGTTGTAAAATTTTTTTTACAATCTAAATAATTTAAAAATTTATTAATTTGAAATAAACTAAACTTTAAATTATTCCATGTTTTAGGATTATCATAATTTTTTAATGTATCATAAAATATAAAATTTTTATCTTCAAATACATAATATTTTATATTTTTAATATAATTATTTATTTTACCTATATTTTGTCCATTTTCTAATTTTATATCTAAAATTTTATTTATTTTTTCTATTTCTTTATTTATATCTGAATAAATTCCTATATAAAATAATATTTTTTTTGGTTTCCATATTTTTTTATAAAAATTATAATATGGTTTTAAATATTCATAATTATTTTTTAATGTTGTTATTATCAATAAGTCATTCATTTTATTTAGATAGATATTTGTTTTTATATGAATATTAAAGTATTTAAAATTTTTTCAATAAAAAAATAAATAAATGAATGAGTTTTTTATAAATCATATTACAAATAGTATTTCCAATGCAGAACAATATAAATCTAAATTACCATTAGAAATACTTTCTATGAATGGTATGTCTGGAAAAAAAACTCGTCATTTTTATAATAATATGGGTGAAATAAATGATTGTAGATATTTAGAAATAGGAACGTGGACAGGTTCTTCTATATGTTCTTTTATGTATAAAAATAATATTACATGTGTTGTAAATGATAATTTTTCACAATTTAATCCAAATAATAATGTAAAAAATATATTTATTAATAATTTTAATTTTTGTAAAGGAAATAATAATGCTCAATTTATTGAATCAGATTGTTGGGATCTTAATCCTTCAAAATTACCTAAATTTAATATGTACTTATATGATGGAGAACATTCTAAAGAATCACATTATAAAGCTTTAAATCATTTTTTACCATGTTTAGAAAACACATTTATATATATTATTGATGATTGGAATATTAAGAAAATTAGGGATGGAACTTTAGAAGCAATTG